GTACAGCGTCAACCCCCATGGCCGACTGATTACCATAAGGAGAAGTATATACACTCGGTATTGTATTCCATCCACCCTTAACATACGGCACAGCCCCTGGCGACCTAGGCGTAATCCATTTAGGAATACTGCCGTAATCGAGCACCTTAACCACCCGCAGTTTAGACAGGCTTTCCCGCAATGCCGTCATGCCTCTTGAGGCGGCGAGCGCTTCCGCCCCAAATTTCCTCAACTTCTCAGCAGGAATATTATCCGTTAACGCAGACGCTACGTTTGGGACTTGAGCAGGGGGCTGCTTAAGTCCACCCTGCTCCAATTTCGATAGAAATTGTGGTGGCGCTATACTAGACCTAGGAGGCGGCGTGAGTATATACCTAAGCTTATTGCTAGATCCAGGGTCAGCCTGGAGTGGTATGGACCTAGGTATAGGTAGTATATACCTAGTTTTATCTGCAGATACCGCCGGGAAAGGCGAGTTCTCTGGCTCCTTGCCTCCCTGTCTCTGCGGATAAATAACACCAGATGCCTCGGCCTTTAGCGCATTAAGAGCGGCCTGGGCTTCTCTAGCCCTACGCATAAAATCAGAGGGATCAAGATCAAGCCTGTATCTAATTCGCGAATTGTCCATATTCTCTCTCGGCTATCTCCCAATATTTGCGAATTTCATCAATCGGCTGAGTCGCCAATTCCAGCATCGACCCCTCGTAAATTGCACCACTATCAAATTGCTCATCTGTGAATCCATTCCTCAAAGCAGTCTGCCTAAAGAATAGATCCCTAGCCCTGTCGCGCTTCCAGAGTGCTACTTTTGCTGGGTCGGTCTCCCGACCTTCGTAAAATTTTCAGGGAGTCGGCCAAGCGTTGCAACGGACACAATATCGCTAAACCATCCGCTTGGAATGTCTTGTGCAATATTTCTTGCATCATCTCCGTAATTCTGCACAAGGAGGGACACGAAAAACTCTACCATCGCGTCGTTAATAAGCGCACGCGCGGTAGAAATGTCCTCATCAGACTTATCGTTAGAATCGGCAACCTCCGAGTACAATTTGTAGCACTCTTCCATGCGCCTACGCTTTTCATCGCCCTTAGACCCGCATTCGATGGGCCGGAAATAGACAACTTGAGAACCAATATCAACAGGAACGCCAAATACATTACTCATAATCCACCATTATCCCAGTAGTTTACCGTATCATCCTCAGACGGAGCGTTCACGGCATTAACGCCCCTTCTCAAAGACCACTCACCTTCAAGCGGATCTTTACCCCTTAGTTGCAAGTCGGTATCATCGCCATCACCGATCCTAACCCTGGATGCAAATAGCGAAATCCGAACCATCGATAATTCACCCCATGCGTTGTTGCTTGTAAAACTTTCGACTGCAGCGTTCTCCACCAGGATTCTTAATCCAGGAGTTCCGTCCGGGCTTGATAGAGTGAAGAACGCCTCGTCTATAATTTTCGCCTCAAGCCAATCGACAGCTCCAGTCATAGACCTGAATGCTACATCAATCCTATAAGCACCATTTACAACATCGAATATAGTATCATAATCACTGTCGTCTGACCTGCCCTTTATTATATTCCGAGAATACGATATATTCAACTCTTTTACTTGAGTAAGTTCCGAAAGGGTAGTGGACGCCCCGGCTCCAAAGCCAGAAGCGCCACTACACAAAACGCTCATCGTATAATCGTGGAATGCCATAATTGTTACGACACGGTAAGCTGCGCAATTGTGGTTGCTGTAGTATCAGAGTACGTAACCGTATTGCACACACCGCGAAGTGTATTCATCAGGAGTTCACCCCAGCCAGAACCGTGTTCGTACCCGGTAATTCGACACTCACCAAGCTTAATCTGAAGATTCGTGCCACCCTGAGGATTTTGCTCGATGAACGTAAAATCAGTAGACGTGCTCTTATACGCATCCGCGATAGCCTTCATCTGATCAGGATCCCTTGCTGTCACCTCAAACGTATACGGCTCGGTGATAGTTCCGAGAATAATCTCCTGCGACATATGGTCATTACCATCGCGGATGTCACGCCCACCCTGCGAAATGCGAAGAGACTTAATACGCTCCGCGCAATCACCGATAACATGAATAAAATATTTTCCTGTAACTGCCATAATTTACTCCTACTGTGTGTCTGGGTCACCAATCGCATGCGGATAATTCACGATGAACAGCATGCTTACTGTGTACTCTGGTTTGCTTAAATCGTCTGCGATTATCTCATTCTCTACGGATATGGTATCAAATGCTAAACCGCCACGACACTTGTCTGATAATAATGCTCTTTCAACTGACGATATAAATGTTGAAGCCTCGGACTCGATGTCACCACGAGTTGACGCGTGAACGTTTACGGACACTTCGAGACTACAAAATGTGGCGAACGACTGATCCTCCTCCTTCTTCTCAAGACCAGTCCATATTTCAGCTATAGGTCTAAACGGAGGAGCTAGCGCTGGAAGACGCACGAGGCGCACGTCACGCACGTAGCCTTCTCCTGTGCCAATTATCGGCTTTATAGACTCGACAATATTGCTTAGAATTCTTGACCTGACTGAACTCATTACCCGATGACCCCGCTAGTATTGAATTTAAGGGCCAGACGCTGTTGGAGGCGCTGAGCGCCTCTGCGCACCGGCGTTCTCAGATATGGCCTTGAGGGATATTTGCCAACATATGGTACTCGCTTCCTAAGCAGAAACCACACGCCTTGGTCTGCTCCATATGTCTTCACGAGATATCCCTTGTCTGGAGTAGCTCGCGGGAACATGGCAACAAGCGACCTGCTTCTCTTTAACCCTGTAGCCTTAGAACTTACGAGGCCATTACCGCCTAGCGCCCTTTCGGTTGGGAGCGTAAGCCACTTAGCCCTCTTGGGCACTATTACGCCAGGGAACCCAGTCTCGTGTATTTTAGCATACGGGAACGATCTCCCCCTGCCAGCGGACACTGTTAATGATCCATTACCAACCTTGTATCGTACGGAATTATACAGACTACCGCTTCTCTTCGATAATTCCTTATCATCCGGGTTGGTGGGAGGGGCACCAGCGTCCATATTGCTCTTGGCTTCGTCGACAATTCGACGGCCCTCAACTTGCAATTGGACGTTGATAATCCTGAGTATCTCGTTAACCATTCTACGAAGCTCAGGATCAGTGCCTTTATCAAGCTTTAATTTCATACTAAACGCCTATACTGATCGAGCGTATATCTCACATCTGGCAATAGATTAAACCCAACAACATCAACGCTCCCACCATCATTGTTAGTTATCTTGGTATGACCGAACTGGTTTTTATTCATCCACTCATGGCGAACCTGTGCATAATAAGCCCTACGAATAGAATCGGGTATATTGGACTGTGTATATCCAGCAACATACGAAACCCTTACGCAATTCCTATGCATCCCAAGCGGAGTTGCCTTCATAAATATTATACCATTCTGGGCGTCTAGATAATATTCATCAGGCTTGACCTCTGGCTGCGAATCCCAATCGTAATTATAACCAAACCTAAACGACATAATACTCTGTATGGGCTTTTCATTCAGGAAAATATCGTTACCATCTGGCGTTTTGATTTCTGTCGTTATATGCGTGAGAAGCTGATAGCCAACATATGTACTGAATCTATCGCTAACAAGTCCCGCAATCATCTGCAGGGTAATTACCTCCCCTCCGGTATCATTATCTGGTAATCCAAGGAATACCTTTACTGAATTAAACGGGACAAGATCAGCCATCACGACCTCCGAGCTTTAGACTTCCTTGTGGCCCCAGACCGACTGACCTGCTTATTGATGTCTGGCCCGTCAGTGTATTTCTCGACGAAATCTCGATACCTTTCGTATTCGAGAACCGTCATTTCAACAATATCGCCTACCGTATGCGGCATTAGCGACACTGCAAACTTCTTTATAATCACTTTGAAAGTTTTCATATTCATGCCTTAAATGTGGGGTGGGTGACGAGTCGCGATCCCGTCACCCCGACTACTGGGGCGGTAGTCGTAGCTTATCAAGACCCAGTAGTAGTCAATACAGCGAAGCAGGCTTTAACGCCAGCGGCATTCGCGAGATTCGGGAATGCGATTCGCATATTGAACTTGAGCGCCTGTTGGTCAGTATTGAACTTGAAGTCCACCGAACGCTGCATGGAGAACTTGCGCCGATCCCCATAGATATAATGGCGCATATTACCAAACAGGATGTACGGAGTAGCATCCGCATACGTGCTCGGGAACACCTCGACAAGGTTGACCGGGTACCCAAGCAGCGTGAGCCCATCTGTGGTCTGAGCCATTTGCGTCCAGAGCGGGAACCCGTCTGACGTGGTGATTTTACGCAGCTTCTGGAGAACAACGTTACTCATGTAAAACTCCGCACCCTCAAGGTGGGAGTTCTGACTAAACAGTTCAGGGAGGCTGATAATTTCTTCATACGTAGGCGCGAGCGCAGTCGTACTGGCCTGAGTGGATACCTTGGAGGCGAGATAGGCTATACCGGTAACGCCGGACGGACCATTGGAAGATCCGGTGGAGAAGAAGCCCGCAAGGTCGATTGCGGTTCCGCAACCCTCGGTAGCTTGCTCCAAGAGAAACGAAGCAACATCAGGCGCAGCATCCTCAAGCCACTCATCAGACATGAGGCCATAGCCAGTAAGCTTGTCAGCCGTCCAAGTGATATTGCCAAAGGTCGGCTCACCCTGGGTGTAGGCTGCGCCTTCATCCCCCCAATAGGTGGTCCAGCCGGTGGCCTTTGCAGGCATCGTGAAGTAGTCCGTCTTCATGGGCATTCCACGAGCCTTGCGCAGCAACACGCTAGACTGGGCCGTGGTACGCCAAATAACGGGCACAAAATCATCAGGAACGAGGTACGCGCCCTGGGACGAGGTATTCTCGTTGAGCGCGGCTTTAGTATTGGCCTTATACCAATCGTTGAGCCCTTCGGTATCCTGCTTGATGACGTGCATCGTAAACTCTACGAACGCCTCCTTCTGATCTTGGCTATCCCAATACTCCTTTCGGCCTGGGGTCCATGTGCCAGGATTGGTATAGCGACCAAGCGCGGCGAGTTTCGCCCGCGACGGGCTATTCTGAGAGTCCTGGATCGCCTTAACGATCTTTTCGAGTTCATCGATACGACCCTCACGCTCCGCAGCCTTAGCTTCGGCCTCACGGGCTTCGTCTATAGCGTTGGAACGCTCCTGAAGGGCCTTGAGCACCTCATTGAGGAGAGACTGGGGAATTTCTTTAGTCGGCGGCATGGCAATAATACTCCTTATTCACTTTTGAGAATTGCCTCGACGATGTCCTCCGCTGAAATCCCGTCGTAATCGATGGCTTCGGGGTCGCCCACAGCCTTCACGGTCTTGCCAGAGTTAATTTCGTCCAGGGCGCAATCAATATGATTCTTAATTACTTTGAGCTGCATCTCTGGTAAATTGGCAATGGAAATGTATTTCCCAATGCCTTTTACATCAGAGTCTACACTATCGATTTTATCAGAAAGTGTATTAACGATATCGCGCAACGCAGCAATTTCGGCTACCAATTTTTCCACTTCTTCACCGCTTTCGTTTTCTTCTTCGGATTTTTCGATCTCTTCTACAATACTATCTACATCCTCGGCCCATTTGATATTTTCAGTATTTTTAGTCTCATTCCTTACGATCCTTTTGATACTGTCGATATCACATGATTTAAGCACACCAGTCTCAAACGCATTTGCGAGTGCGTCAGGATTAGACGGCACCGGCACAATAGAAATCTCAAGGAGTTCCTGGCCGACAAATACCCTTCGCGGAGAACTGATACCGTCGCCCTTCGGCATGACCTTTGGCGGCACCGTGGGCCTGAATCCAACGCTCGTAGCATTCAAAAATCCAGACTTTACCATGCGGTAAACACTATCTGTGAATTTGAACCACTCCTCACCTGCCTCTTCCTCGCTGGCTGGGAATTGAATATAGAAGTCGACATTCTTACCGTCATTTTCAATTTTGACCGTACGCCCAACTGGTCGTTCGCTATAGTCGTGACCAAACTGGACTACGGGGTTCTTCATGTAATTGTCAAAGTCCCAATGCTTAGGATCGATAGACTCGCCGTCTCGATCTATAGTCCCATTAGTACCCCTGAACCTAACGATACGACGCGCATCATCGACCAACCTGGGCGAGGACGACATCAGTTTAACGATCTTGTTCAATTCATTTCCTCCCTGACGCTAAGCGCCACACTTGCGATAAGGGGCTGAAGAAGCTCCCTAATCTTCCGCATTTCCTTGTCATCACTCTTAGACCTGGACTCGAAATTAATACTGTCACCCATCTGCGAAGCAATAGTGCTAACGGAATGCTTAGCCTCGCTGGCAATCGCGGCCTGCAATGTATCTAACAATCCGTTATATGCCTTATAATATGCGTCATCCTTATCGTTATATCGGAACGAGCACAGCCCAACATGTCCAGGCCTGATTTTCGGGTCTACGATGATCTTGAATGTTTTACCCTGCTCATATCTTGCTTGGCTAGCCCTAAGCACAAAGAACAAATCCTCGCCAAGATTCCTCTGCCACCAGAACCAACCATCCTCGATAGGTTCAAATTCCCTAAACAGATCCAGCTTGATAGCCGTGAACGCGCATCCGAGTCCATCGACCTCAAACGGCTCGGTCTCGCTAGGTAATGAAGACATTCTTGGGAAGTTTTTCTTCTCCTCGTCCCAATCGTACACGCACGGCAGTCTTCCTGGTTCACGTGTAGACACTAACCCGCCACAGATGTCGGCATCTTGTCTGGTTTGGCACAGTGTTCTAAGCGCCTCAAGCTCGCCAACTGTCCACTCCATGTCGCCATCGATAAACAGTAGGTACGAACTTACCCCGCTCTCTAGAGCCATATGCGCCGCCTTGTTTCGCAATGTCCATATACTTCCGCCGCTTAAATTTAAAAATACATCCAGGTATGGTACTGCTATTTTATTCACGGCTGGATCAGCTGGTTGCAAGCCAAGCTCAATAGCCTTGGCCGAAATAGATGCGTTACGCTTAACAATATGATCCTTGTGTGCGTTCGCAGACATAATGGAATGCGAGCAACCATCATATCCATGCTTGCTAAGCGGAACTACGGTGAACATGCCAGGCCCCTTTTCAGACCTGAGCCATTTCTTGAATTGTTTTAACGCAGCCGTCTTACCCTTGTTACTTTCGCTCTTCATAGCCCCAATAATTCCTTCTGGTCCATTTCTCCAGCCACGGGGATACACCGACAGTTGATAATCTCATCAGCTCTGCCAGCTGGATCCCCAGGGTACTTACAACCATTAGGGAATGTTTCCCCAGCCCTAATGGTCATCATGTGTTGAGACGCGTGGGTATCCCTGACCTTATCGTCAGCCTTGGTAACCCATGTGATCGTCTTTACTCCAACTGATATAAAAGCTGCAGTCCTTCCAGTATTTATGGCTCCAGATTCCACCTCGCCAATAAGCGCATGGCTCGCTACGTGCTTGTTGTTGAATACACCGCGCAGCCTATCCTGGATTTCACGCACAGACTCTCCGGCGGCCAGAGCCTCGCGAAGTTCGCTCTCTACGGCCCTATACAATGGTCCATTAAGCTCGTTACCACGCAGGAAAGCTGATCGATCAGCCATATAGAACGAGAATTGATCACGCAATGCATCGGTGCCACCGACTGGTTCTCTACCCGTCTCCTCGAACGCCTGCTTAGCCCCGATGAGCAACGCTGCTTCAACCTCCTTGCCAATACGGCTCCAGAGCGACGGGATCTTACCGGTGCGTACACCGGCGAAGAGCAGCAGGAGCAGCAGTGCGAGTTCGTCGTTATCATCGCCCTCGCCGTCACGCATGGCATTAGCAGCTTCTGCAGACTTGTTCAGAGTGTTGTCCACAACAGCAAGCATATCGGCTCGCACCTCTCGGTAATACTGCTTAGCCTTCCCTGCGATCCTGGAGGCTATCACATCGCGTTTACTGGCTACCCTGTGTATGAATGCGTTCCTGACGATGTCGGACGATTTTATGAGGGCTACAGCGCTTGTAGTGGCCTTCTCCGGCGGTCGGCCTTCGTTTGGGAGGTCGCCTGGCATGTCTTCCGGCAGCGGTCGGTCATTCCTGGCGGCATTTGCATCGATCACATCTATGGGTATCAGGCTTGTCTCTACGAAGCGACGATCTCCGAACTCGGTGGAGCTGGGCATACCGAGGTCCAACCTATCGTTAACTTCCCGCTGGGTATACCCGATAGCCAGGAGTCTTCTAGCCAGGTCGAGTTTCCGCTCAAGAGATTCATTGAGCGCCCCAATCTTTGAGCTATCGATAGCGATCTTCGTGCCTGGAGGGCACAGCTTGAGCGTCAGGATGTCAGCGATGTTAATGGCCAGCGGCTGGATCGTATCGGTCCAGAACATCCTCTGTGCTGCGTCCGCGTTGGCATACGAGCTGTTCTCTAGGATGCCTACCATGATCGGTGGCACACCGAATACAGAGCAGATCTCTTCCCGTAGGTACCTCCGCTGATCATTGATATCGAGTTCCTTGGGAGACCAGCTCTTCGGAGAATACTTCAGCCCACTATGCAGCACGAGAGCCTTGCCAGCGTTATTAGCACCACGGTGCCTGGCAATGACCTTTTCTATCTCTTTTCGCTGTGGAGGTTGAAGCGTGAAATCCGTATAATAAACGCCGCCAATAGCGCCACCACCCGACATAACAGACTGTGCGAATAACGAGCAAGCAAAGTCGTTATCGATAGCCGAAGCCCCGCTGAGAATCGGCGATAAGCCACGATACGGATTGCTCGGATTAAATATCTTCCATTGAATGATTTCATCTGTTGAAAAGTCGGTTACGGATCCGCCTATTCCATTGTGCCTCCATCCGAGCAGCCTGCCTGACTTGGAAATTCTTTCCTCCATGCTACCAGGATTTATTGGCAATAATTGGTCATCGATGTCTACCGCCCAGAACGCTTCGCCGTATAGATCAAGATAAAATACGATGCCCGATATCATCTGACGCCAAGTAAGATAATCATTTGGCGCAAGGATCATTTTAGACAGTCTTCCGTCCTGGATCTCACGGCCTTCGCCGTCAGCATACGTGTGGTAGAAATCTAGCTGGCTGATTGCGCTAGCCTTCTTGTTGATACAAGAGAACACCCACGACACTTCCGTTAACGGAGATTTAGACCTGATATGATTCTCAATCTTGTTGGAACCATATTCCGAGTCGTTAAAAAACCAGGTCGATGCGGACTTCTCACACTCGATAAGGTTTTCCGCCATTTTGGCTTGGACAGCTTCGTCTGGATTATTTTTTGAGTTCATCATTCAATTGAAAATACAAAACTGTCTGGAACCTCTGATGCGCCATGCACCGCAAGTGCTAGACTGATCACGCAGTCGTCGTAAAAGCCTTCTGGCGAACTGTACGAGATCCTTCCAGTATCATTGTTATATTCATATGTGTAGGCCGATAGTTCATCTATGAGCTGCTGGTTGGGTGGAAAGCTAATTTGTCTTTGCTCAATTGCTAATTTCAACCTATCAATAAGTGGAGCCTTTGATGCAGACGTAATCTTGAACGGTACGATATTTAACCACGGAACTCTTAAAAGGTCATCGACAATCGGATCTCCAAGTCCTGTTGCGTCAATTACCATGGTCCCTATATACCTTCTCCCAATATCAGCAATCATCTTTTTCTGAACTCCCCATTCTATATGATTGAATCGGGAGATCTCTACGACACGCTTCGTAGCCAGGTGCATAACGGTAATTACCGTATAGTCATGAGCCTTTGCGAGGTCGACACCAATGACCCATGGGCCCGTGCGAGGGTTATTGTCGAAGTCGGTGTATACGCACGAGCTAATATTCCGAAATACAGTGCCGCTGTCGTCCAAAAACTCAGCAAGAATTTCTTGGCGATATGCGTCCTCCGGCATATCACGCTGGAACGCCTCAAGTTCCTCCCTCGGGAGGTATGTGTTCTGGTGGGAAGATGCATTAAAGCTCTCATAATCCGGGAAACGCTCCTTGTCCCTACCCCTCATCCACTCGTTATAAAACCAGTTCTTACCCCTAGGGGTGGAAATTAGAATAGCCCAGCCTTTATGATCGCCAAGTGCTGGGCGAATAGATTGATACCATGCCACAGACGAGCATCTCGCCGCCTCGTCCATGACAACACCATTAATACCAGACCCAATCAGCGATTCCGGATTATCTGCCGACAAAAAATACACCCTGCTTCCGTTAAATATCTCCTTGAGAGATTCACCCTTTATATTATGATACAACTCTCTTGGTATAATTGGAACCCTTTCGCCATTAACTTCACCCATAGCAGTATCCCATAGCACCCATGCGCGCTGAGCAATCTTATATGTAGGCGCAACCCACCAATACTCGCCTGGCACGTTGAGAGCCTGCTTAAGGATCTCCATCACGGCGAACATAGTCTTTCCCCACCGCCTGCCGTTTGCGAGTACTTTAAACCTCGCCATGCAGTTGTGCACTACAAGCTGACCGGGATGCGGGAAATATGGAATAATGATATCGCCAGAATTCATTTAAAAATAGCCCAAATTTACAAACCATTGCTACGGGCTTCCATAGGTGTTATTCTCATAAATAGTAAAGGTAATCTGTAAAAATATAGAGCGGAGGAAAATGATAACACGCGAGCGTCTTCTCGAATTATTCGTTTACGATCCGGAATCCGGGCTTCTTTACAACAGGATTTCAAGAATGGGGGCAAGGAAGGGCGCGGTGGCGGGCAGTAGGAGCCATCCAAGCAGGAGAGACCCGTATATACGTGTAACGGTAGATGGTGAGCGACACTACCTACACCGCTTAGTATGGATCTATCATTACGGGTATATCGCAAAAGGCAAGATCATAGACCACATTAATGGCAACCCTCTTGATAACAGAATCAAAAACCTGCGCGTAGTATCGTATAGGGAGAACTACACGAACTCCAGGCGAAGTAAAAACAACAAGTCTGGATACACCGGCGTTTGCAGGGATGGGAACAAGTGGATAGCCTATATCACCGTGTGTGGCACCAGGATCATGCTGGGGAGATTCGAATCGCTGCACGATGCTATCACGGCACGCGTAGATGCTGATATTACGTACGGGTTCCACGTTAATCACGGGTCGGAGCCGGTGGAGCACACGATCCCGCGTATAGGCAAGACGGCCAAGGGTGTCGAACCTATTCCGGACGAGCGACTGGCCTTGCTTGAAGCATAAAATAAACCCCGGTAGTTGTTACCGGGGTTGTCTACAATCTAGTCTGATTTCCTCACCCTGCAGCCGCATACTGGACACTTGTGAACCTTTTCGGTAATCACGGCACCACATCGACAGTGATGCTTAATCCTCCTGCGGCTTCCCTTCCTCCAGGCTTTTTTTTCTTGCTTCATCGTACATATCCATAAATCTAAGCATGTCTCGCGTCTTGACCACGAAGACCCAGTCTTTTCGAGATTTCCTATGCATCACAACTGGCACGTCTAGCGGTCCAGAATCTCGCTCAGCCTGTTCAAGAGCATCATACAGATTGAACCTCTCTACGCGCTTTACCTCTATGTGAAC